AACAGCACAAGGAAATGGCGGTGTAGGAGAAGACTTCTATTACACACCACCTACAGGATACAAAGCGTTAAACACTAACAACCTTCCTGACCCTAGTATTGCTGACCCTACTAAGCATTTTAATACTAAACTTTGGACTTCAACATCTGCTGATGGAACGTCTGCATTAGGTGCAGTAACAGGTGTTGGTTTTCAACCTGATTTAGTATGGGCAAAAGGAAGGTCGGCGGCATGGGATCATTCATTATTTAACTCTGTAATGGGAACAGGATTAGGAAAGGCTCTTTATACTAATGGTACTTTTGCAGCAGGAGCATATGACACAAGCGGATATGGAAATGTAACAAGTTTTGATTCTGATGGGTTTACTGTTGGACTTACCGCAGGAAATAATTACGCTTATAACTACGGTTCAGGAACAAAATACGTTGCATGGAATTGGAAAGCAGGAGGCACAGCATCCTCTAACACTGACGGCACTATTACCAGTTCAGTAAGTGCTAATTCTACAGCGGGTTTTTCTATTGTTAGTTATACAGGTAACGCAACAGCAGGAGCAACTGTTGGTCATGGATTATCTCAAGCACCAGAAATGCTTATAGTTAAACAAAGAGATGCTACAAAAAACTGGGCTGTACTTGCTATTGACCCAACAGATTATTTAATTTTAAACAGTAATAATACTACTGCTGATGATATTGGGTTTTGGAATGACACTGCGCCTTCTTCATCTGTTTTTACACTTGGAAATATTGATTGGGTAAATAACAATACTAGTACATACATTGCCTACTGCTTCCATTCAATAGAAGGATACAGCAAGGTAGGTGGTTACACAGGTAATGGTAACGCTGACGGGACATTTGTTTACACCGGGTTTCGTCCTGCTTTTATTCTTTGGAAATCTACAAGTGCAGGAGAAAACTGGCAAATTCAAGATAATAAAATGAATCCATACAACGTGGTTGATAAAAAGATTTTTGCTAACACTACTGCGTCTGAATACACTGGCGCTGAAGTTGATTTTGTGTCAAACGGATTTAAGTTAAGGCACTCTGGCGGTGGAGGTAATGGTTCTTCAGAAACATTAGTGTATTTAGCCTTTGCCGAATCACCATTCAAATATTCTAACGCGAGGTAATTATGTGGTATAGCGAAACAATAGGAACAATTAAGACGCCTCGCGCTTTAACTGTCGATGGCATACAGCATCCTGCTAATATATTTACAGCATGGAGCAAAGCGGAACTAGCAGGAATAGGTTTTTATCCTGCTCGTGTTGAGTCTGTAGACAGCAGATATTATGACACTGGTTCAGAAACATACAAGTTAGTTGATGGAGAGTATGTGATCTCTTACGCGACTACTGAAAAAGATGTTGAAATCTTAAAAGAAGACCTTATTAAAAAGGTTCAGGCAAACACAGGTGCGTTGCTTGCTCCTTCTGACTGGAGAGTTATTAGGTCTATAGACAGTGAAAATGCTATGTCTTCTGATTGGATTACATACCGTAATGAAGTACGCGCTCACGGTAACAGCCTTGAGTCAGGCATTGAAGCGTTTGCTTCTGTAGATGCTGTTCGTAACTTTCAAAACCATGAAGTTCAAGAAGAGCGAAGAGTTGAAGATTCTAGGGAAACTGAAACAATTAATCGTACAGTAGATAAAACATATTGGGGATGGCCTGAATCACCTGATGCGGAGGTCGATCCTTTACACGTTAGGTATCTGTAATGTCTAACCCTTGGGATTCTTGGTCATCTAATTCAGATGCTTGGAATGCGGCTACGTATCATTGGGAAGACTACTATCTTGCTCCTAGTACATATAGCGCAAGCCTAACTGGATATGCTCCAGATAATCCTAACAATCATATAGTTTATCCAGACAGTGTAAACCTAACTCTTAATGGTATTTCTCCTGATCTCGGTATAAGTTTTGCACCAAGCATAGGAACTGGATCTTTATCTCTTACTGGACATGGGCCAGTATACGCTAAAGGAGTTTTTAGGACTGTTCCTGCTGGCTCCTTATCAATGGATTTAATTAAGTGGTACACAGTATCAACCACTTGGGCAACAGATCCAAATACTTGGAGTGCTTATGGTAGAGCGCCAATTGTAGGGCAGACTCATTCTTATGATCCTGTTAGCGGAATACTTACAATAGATGGTAAATCTCCTGATTATGTCTGGAAAGACCCAACATGGAAACCTACAATATGGGTGATATAAAAACAAAAGAAACTACTTGGAGCTGGATGGATGAGTGCTACAAAGCTGATCCTTCTCTTAAATATCCAACACCAACATATATATTCGATAATGGAAACAGAGTTTTTTATACAGAAACTGCTTTAAAAAAGAAACAAAAGAAGGGAAAAAAGTAATGGATTTAGATGTTGCAAAGTCAAACATATATTCTTTAAATGACAATATGTTGGCTAGGAATATTGCAGAAAAATTAGAAGAAAAGTATCCTGGATGGTTATGGGCTGTACATGTAATGGACGGAGTTGTTTCTGTAAAGTCAATGCGTCTTTCTGGCAACTGGGGATTTGTTCTTCATACCGATAAAATAGACAACGATTATAAAATGGTTGTTATGGCTGGCGGAGAAATACTAGAAAGGTTTAGGCAAAAGAGGGGTCAGTTTGATGACACCCTATACCATGATCTATCTATGGATTCCAAAGGCAAACTTAATGGGGATTATTCTAGATGAGCCGAATTAGACCGCAGCCTCCTACGGAAGGTTCAGAAAATATATCTGTTGAACAGATGGAGGATACTCCGTATATAGAAGATTTTTGGCTGCGTATTGCTCGTGAAGCTTATGAAGAGTCTAGTGATTGGGTTGATACCAATCTTAGAGATCAGTGGGAAAAAAGCATTTCCTTGTTTAACAGCAAACACCCTCCTGGCTCTAAGTATAACACTGGAGCGTATGACAAAAGATCTAGATTTTTTAGACCAAAGACCAGAACTGCTGTAAGAAATCTTCAGTCTGCTATGGCTGTTGCTTTCTTTACAAATGAAGATGTTGTAAGTGTTCAGCCTAGAAATCCTAATGATCCAGATCAAGTTGCAGCTGCAGCGGTATCTCAATCTATTATGCAGTATAGACTTACAAACACTCTTCCTTGGTTCCAGACAATGTCTGCAGCTTTGCAAGATGCAGCGGTACAAGGCATATGTGTAAGTCATCAGTATTGGGAATATGAAGAGAAAGAAGAGTCTTACTTAAATGTAGATAGTCAGAACAGACCTATTATGGATTCTGAAGGTAGCCCTGTTGTAACTAAGCAGAAGACATCCATTAAAGATAAACCTGTTATAGATCTTATTTCTCCAGAGAATATTAGAATTGATCCTGCTGCTGACTGGCATGATCCTATGGAAAGCAGTCCCTATATAATACATCTTATGCCTATGTACATTCAAGATGTTAGACAAAAAATGGTGGATGGAGAGTGGTTAGATATTCCTATTGGCGAGCTTATGGCTTCCGATGGGAATGAAGATGACGATACTACTCGAATGATTAGGGATGAGCCAAGAGAGGATCGTTTAGATAACGATGCTGGATATGGAGATATAGACTCTTACAAAATTGTTTGGATACATAAAAACATTGTTAGAAGAGAGGGAATGGATTGGTGTTATTACACGTTAGGCACAGATGCAATGCTTACAGATCCAAAGCCATTGCTCGAAGAGTACCCTTGGCTAAGAAATGGCGAGCGCCCTTATGTAATGGGTTACACTAATGTTGAATCTCACAGACTTTATCCAGCAGGAACAGTAGAGTTAACTCAAGAATTGCAGGCCGCTGCTAACGACATATGGAACCAAAGGTTTGACAATGTTCGTTTAGCAATGAACAAACGTTACCATATTCGCAGAGATAGAAACATTGACTTAGATGCTTTGTTTAGATCTGTCCCTGGTGGCGCAGTAGAGATGGATGATCCAGACAATGATGTACGTGTTATTGATACTAGAGATGTTACAGGTTCAGCTTATGCAGAACAAGATAGAATCAATATGGACTTTGACGAGTTACAGGGTAATTTCTCAACGTCTACAGTACAGGGTGCTAGGTCTTTAAATGAAACTGTTGGTGGTATGTCTCTTATGGCAAGTAACAGTGGCACAGTTACAGAGTATGTTCTTAGAACCTTTTCTGAAACTTGGGTAGAGCGTGTGCTTAAACAGCTTATGCGTCTTGAGCAGTACTACGAAACAGATGAAATTATTCTTGAATTAGCGAGCGATGCTGCTGCACAAGTTAATCAGCAATACCAAGGTGTTATAAACGATCTGTTAAAGTACGAAGTTCTGTTAAAGGTTAACGTTGGAATTAGCGCTACAGATCCATTGCGAAAAGTTCAAAACCTTATATCTGGAATACAGATGCTTGGAGGTCTTCCAGGTTTTGCAGAAAGTTTGAATACTCAAGAAATTGTAAAAGAAGTGTTTGGCGCTCTTGGATATAAAGACGGTGAACGTTTTGTTATGATGGAGCAGAATCCACAGGTTGCAGAACTTACGGCTCAGCTTGAAGAAATGCAGGCATACATACAGTCTGAACAAGGAAAGCTGCAAAATAGAGTTACCATTGAGCAGATGAAACAGCAAGGCAATCTTGAAGTTGCTAACATGAAGTACGGCACAGAGATTCGCAAAAAAGAAATGGAAGCCCAGCTAAAAAATATTGATTTACAATTAAAGCAGGAAGACGTAGCAACTAGACGTGCTGAGTTAATGTTGCAAAGAGAAGCTTTAATAAATCAGATAGCAGATTCTGAGATTGCAAGACAAGAAGAGATGGTTGACGAAGGCGACATTGGAGTAATGGCTAGAGACGACTATGGTAAAATACCTTACGCAGTAGGATAATATGGATTACTATGATCCCCGTGAAGTCGGGATTGATGACTTAGTTAAAAGAATAAGAATAGGTCATACTACAAAAGATTTTTTAAATACGTCCGTAGGTAAAGCAATATTAACAAAAGCCCTAAATGAATATATAAAGGGAATTAATAATCTAGAAGATATTGGTTTAAACGGATTTAAGGGTTCTTCAGAAGAAGAACTAAAAGAGTACCGGAAGATTGTTTCTGATCTCTCAACACCCTTAAAAACGCTGCAGTGGTTTGACAGTATTATACAAGAAGGGGAGAATGCTGATAAGATTTCAAAATACAAATCTTCTGGTGTGTTAGAACCATAAGGAGATAGTAATATGGAAAACGCTACCCAAGAAGAAGTTCAGGATGCGTTAGAGTCGGAAGAAGTTGTTGAAGAACAAGCTGTTAATGATCTTGATATGCCTAAAATAAACCCTCTTTCCGCTAGGGAAAAGGCTTTAGAGGAGATCTATAACAGACGTAGGGAAGAAGAGCACGTAGAAGAAGAAGCAGAAGAAGAGGCTCAGGAAACTCCAGATGCGCCAGTATGGTTTAATGGAGAACATTGGGTTACAAAAGTTAAAGTCAATGGTGAAGAAGTAGATGTACCATTTGATTCTTTAAAGTCTTCTCACCAGAAAGATCGTGCATCTCAAGAAAAGTTTCAAGCTGCTGCTGTTAAAGAGCGAGAGCTTATGTATCGAGAGCAGCAGATTCAAGAACAATTAAGAATGTTAAATTCTCAACCATCCGGTCAGGACGTTGAGCAAACGGAAGAAGCTGGCGGTGTTGAAGACATTGTCGAAAAATACCATGAGGCATTATTCCAGGATGACGCAGCGGAGGCTGCTAAACTACTCAGGACCTTGGCAAATAGTGGGCGCAGCAATGCCACCCAAAATGTAGAAGAGGTTGTAAATCAAGCTATTCTTTCTCATGAAGCAAGAAAAAAAGCAGAGCAAGAGCATATTCAGAGGGCAGCATATCAGTCTGAATTAGAGGATGCGGTAAGATCTTTTAATGAAGATTATCCAGATATTGCACAATCTGAGGAGCTTCGAGCTATTGCAGATAGGAAGACGATTACCCTAACGGAGCAAAATCCTAATTGGACACCGTCGCAGATTATCAATGCAGCTGCTGAGTACACTCGTGAGTGGGCTGGAACTAGTAATGATTCAAATGAACGGGTTAATCGCAAGCAAAAAATTGTGAGACAACCTAAATCCGTAAGGGCTTCGGCTGGCAATGCGAAGAATGATGTCCCTATGACACCATCTCAAATTGTTGCAGAAATGCGTAAAGCTAGAGGCCAAAACTTATAACTCTTTTGGAGGTTAATTATGGCTGGACAAGTATGGTCAGTTAACACCTCTGGTGGTTATATGTATGCTGACAACCTGAGCCGCCTTCTTCGGATGGCAGTTCAGCCGATGGTCAAGTTCCGTCAGTTCTGCGACGTAAAAGACGCAGCGCATCAGGGCTTACATCGCGGCGATACATTCCATTGGAACGTGTACAGTGACGTTGCCACGCAAGGCACGACACTAACAGAGACCAGCACCATCCCAGAAACCTCGTTCACTATTTCTCAGGGAACCATGACCATTACGGAAGCTGGTAACAGCGTACCGTACACTGGTAAATTGGATGATCTCTCTGAGCAGCCTGTGGCCGAAGTTATCCGGAAAGTGCTGAAAAACGATGCTACTAAAGGATTCGATAATCTTGCTGCTGCGCAGTTTGATGCCGCGAAAGTTCGCGTCACGCCTACTGGCGGTACGAGTACGACTTCTTTGGTGGTTACAGAGAATGGTGCGTCTGCAACGGTTAACAACGTTGCTCTTGGTAAAGAGCACGTCAAGTTGATTGTTGACGAAATGAAAGAGCGTAACATCCCAGCGTATGCTGATGATGATTATTACTCAATCTCGCGTCCCTCGACCTATCGTCAGTTAAAAAATGATCTTGAAGGAATCAAGCAGTATATTGATGCTGGTTTCCAGATGATTATGAACGGCGAGATTGGTCGTTACGAGGGTGTGCGTTTCGTTGAGCAGACTCACAAAGGTGCCGCAGCTCTCGGTACTTCAGCTAGTGCATGGTCCAACGGCAAGTCCGATTGGTGCCTGTTCTTTGGTGAAGATACTGTTGCTGAAGCTATCGCTGTTCCTGAAGAAATTCGTGGGAAAATTCCTGGCGACTTCGGACGGGACCGTGGTATTGCGTGGTATTACTTGGGAGGTTTCGGCCTCGTTCACACACAAGCAGCCCAGTCACGCATCGTGATGTGGGATAGCCAATCTTAAGGAGAAATTGTTATGAGTTACAGCGATCCACGTCCTTATGCATTCAGCTATTACCACGACTTTGGTGCAGGCACTGGTTCCATGATTATTCGTGGTCCAGAAGGAAAGCAAGGTAGCATCAAAGAGATTGATGTTGAAGCTATCGAAACTTTCAATGCCGTCACTACGGAAGGTGCTGTCAATCTTGGTTCTTCTGCCGCTGGTACGCAGTACGTAAACATGGGTTTAGGTACGCTTGCTGCTGGTGCTCAGCAGAGCCTGACTGACACGGCTGCTGACCTTGTGCTCGACGCACTTCCAGCTGATACCGATATTCATCTGACTTTGAAAGCTCCTACTGGCGGTACTCCTGCTGGTCAGGCGCATGTTCATGTCATGATTGAATGGTACTAGGAGGAAATTATGAAAGATAGTGCAAGTGGCAAAATGCCCGATAATGGTTTGACTGAGAAGAAGTCTTTTGCAGGAGAATCCCTAGCTTCAATGGGGATGGACAGCAAAGGCCCAGATCAGAAACCTATGGGTATCGCAAAAGGCAGTGTTAGTGCTCCCTCAAAAGGGAAGTTCGAGCAAGCCTAATTGATGCGGGGGAGGGGCAACTCTCCCCCAATTCATTTCAATTCTAAGGCCGTAGGGAACATCTTTTTCGTGCTCCCTAGGACCTATACAGGTATAACCTAAGCCAACCTACAGGGTAAGGTAATCATATGAAAATCAATCTAATAACTGCGTATATTGGTGACCAAGAAAAAACGCCTAACGAAAGCT